TTCTGACTGCTCTTGGATATTTCTTCCAACTGCGCGTCGGTCAATGTGGGGTCTATCTTGAGCAACTCAATGATAGGCAATGTTTTGATTTCTCCCCAATAGAAACAATCTTTAAAGTATGGGTCCTCGGTGTAACTGTAAACCACGTTAGCAGGGTCTACGTAAGACACCTGTACTCCCGATCCAAGCAAGAACTCGTGCTTGGTAACACCGATACCAATAACAGTCATGTCGTAGTCGACACGCTTTCTGATGTCTAGATATTTGTTCTCGTCAAGGATTGTGTTGATGGCTTCCTCCTCAGCGATCTCGATCGCCGGCTTGTAGTTCAACTGCATGTACAACGCCAACTCTTCGTCGTTGCTAGGCAAATCCTCTGGATCAATAGTGAATGCGCTGATGCCTGTGCGCTCTTGAACAATCTCCAAGATATCCTTTGACACCATCTGTGCCTCGATAACATCTTGATACTTAGTTCTTTTGGATTGAGACATTGCATCCTGTGCATAAGCCTTAACCTTGAACAATCTATCGGACATCCCGTTCACTACGATATCCACGAACTTTGGGATAACGGGAACTGGAGTCCAATCAAGGTTCAAGTAAGACAAGTCGCCATCGATAGCAAGTTCGTTCTTATACTTTTGAACAGACTGCTCGCCTCTTGCGTATAGTCTTAGTCTGTGGAAATCTCTCCACTGACCGTAGTATCTGCACTGATTCCCGTCTTTGCGAAACCATTCGTACTGGATGGCCTGACCTATTTGCAACCCATACTCCACTGATGCTTTCTCTGAATCAGATACGAACTGAGTTGGGAACCCTGTTGCTATTATATTAATTGAGACATCCTTCATCGAATAATTTCACTTACGTTACCTTGGTTTGAGTACCTTGCAAAAGTAATGCTTATTTTTGATTCTTTTTTTTCGGGTAAATATAAGTGTTTTTGGTTGGCCATGATAGCCAAGCCCGAACTAATTGATGCGTCAAACTTTGTCCTGTTGGATATGTCGAACTTGGACCAATCCTCAAGCGTCTTATTGAATGGCATCGTGCCAATCAAATCGGGGTCTCTGTACTTCCCCTCAAAGTCAAAGCCCACGTGCTTCTCAATGTAAGACTCGATCGCTGATGCGTGCGACTGGCGCACATCCTCTGATGAGTTTGGTATCCCACCCAACTCACGCTCTGTCTTTGACAGGTTGTTGAATAGTTTGTCGGGTCTGTTGATGCTGTACCCTCTGTATCCCCTGTTCTTGAGGTGGTATAGCAGTCTAGGTTTGTTGTTCTCCGCGAGTACCGGCATCCCATAGAATACCAAAGCCATAAGCACATCCTCGAAGAATATCTCCGCAGTCTGTGGTCTCGCCACGTACTCCAAGAAGAACTCGTTGACAGGGGCGTTGTCCATGTGGAACTTGGTCATCCCGTGCAGCGCACCGTTTGATCCACGCCCATCCACGGTAGCCGAGATATCGTATGAGTCACACCCGAACGAACCTATGTGCTCATTGCCGGGGTACTTGATTCCGTTCTTGTCGATTATTCTGTTCTGCAGGGTACCCTCTGGAAGCCAACTCACTAGGAATCTGCCCTTTGGGTCGGGCGACCATATCACTTTGGTATCTCTTATGCCATCCTTCCACATGAAACTACCGCGCGTCACCATGTGCGCTAACACTTGCGAGTCATTGTAGTCTACTTGGTGGTAGATCTTGGTGAGGTTGAACAGAGATGACTTGGACTCATCTCTGAATGCGTGAGACTCCGTCCGTGGGAACTGACGATAGAATTCGTTCAACGCATCCGCGTCATTCTTGAGCGAATCAACTTCTGCTTCCCAATAATCTATGGCGCCGTTCCTCACCATCATGCCGTCCACGCCCTTAACAGGGTTGCTAGGCTTTCTGAATATTGGCATGCCGTATCTATCGATGAACCCCTCCATGTTCCACTCCATTGGAATGAACAAACTGTATAGACCACTCTTGGTCTGTCCGTTGGCGTTGCGCACCGCAGCGTTTGAGTCCTCGTACAATTTCTTGTAGTTGTCACCACCCTTGCTCAATGCGTTTGAGGTAGATCCCATCAAGCATTTGCCGATGATCCTGCTACCCACACGCAAACAAGTCTTTGTTACGCGCCAGTTGTTGAGGATGTTGTTTGGCTTGACCCACTTTGCTGATTCGTCATGAGCCAAGAACAACAACTTCTCTCCATCATAAGAGTTCTCTTCCGTGTTGCGCCAGTCAATGGTGGTATCCAACCCGTCGATCTCTTCCGTGCTCACGTCGTACATGTTCTTCTTGGTGATCTTGGAAGCAGGCACGCGATACGCCAATTCAGTCTTCGGCTTGTCCATACCATCCATCACCGGCTTGAAGAAAAACGGGTACTTGCTGTTGATGGGAACGACCTTGTCGGTAAACATCTTCTTGGCATCGATACCGGTCTTAGACAGGATGCCTATGCGCGAATCTTTCGCAAGCGTAGCGGTATTCACCACCTCCGATGAACTCATGAATGAGAATCCCGAACGACGTATCTTCAAGTATATCATACCGAAAGACCTCATGTCCGCCTTGCACGCCTCCCAGAATATGTAGAATATCCTGTTGGCTTCGCGGTAATCGGGGTATCCAACGTCAATGCTAGACCACTGAAGATACATCCAATGACTGCCCGTAATGTATGTGGGCACGCCATCATTCATAAACCAATAACCTTGCTCACGGTAATCGTACTGACTCTCGATGTGATCGATCCAATTGTCCTTGAACTCCGATGGCAGTTCGTTCCACTGGAAGATGCTCTGAATGCGAGCCAACTCCTTGGGATATTCCTGCCGCTCCCAATACTGCTCTGATGGTTTCTTACTCCTTGCGTATGGATTCTCGGGAGCCAGAGGCAAAGCAATGACAAGGCCAGAGACCTTGATGATGTCTCCAATCTGTCCGGTCTTTGATATGACCACCATGTCGTACTGATCATTGTACCCATAGCGCCACCCCTTAACCGTGTTCTTGTGGTTAAGCGTACCCTTTGGCAGGTAGTCTTTGAGTACAGTGTACAGACTATTTGGATCTTCTCTCTGCAAAGCCACGTTTAGAATCTGATTTTTTAGGACCGCTCTCGGCCATGTCAATGTTATCCTTCTCCGACATGATGCGGTTTAGGATGTCGAACGCATCAAATATAGCCAACTTCTTGGTCGCTGCTGCGTTCTTTAGTTTGTCCGCCGACAATTCATCATCAGGATTTGGCTTGATGATGTCCTCTTCGGCCACCATAATCAACTTTTCAACCGCAGCATACCCGGCCTTGATAATCTTTAACTTGATTTCTTTGTTGTCCATAATCAAACCTTCTTCAAGAAAACAACTTGAACCAATCTCGCACTCTCGTCATTTCCGAAGTTGTCAAATATGTTTCTAGAATGCGCGAGTTCTGAATCAAATATAATCATTCGATTGTATTTCGAGTAGAACACGCAAGATCTTTCTCCCTGCTCGTCGTAGATTGTGGTGCCATCCTCCTTGGGATGTTCCTTGCTCAAGTACAATATCGCAGTGACATCACCCATCATATCATCTGTGTGTATGAAATTGGGCTCTTCCTGCCCCTGTGGTGACTTGCGAATGAAGTTGAATGTTACCGCATACTTCGGCCCGAGATAAGCCATTACAATACGCGCAAACATGTCATGATGTGGACGCGGTTGAATGTTCTTAAATGTTTTGCTTCCGTCTTGCACATCTGTAAAGCCACCAACATGAATGTCTTTCACATACAAGTCGGGGTCAATCAATACGTTATCTAAAATTACGAAGTTCATAGTTTCATTGTTATTTGGTGGTCAAACATTCGGTACAACTTCTGCCCGTCCACCTCAAACTCGTACTCGCTCTCCGGTTGGAAGCAGACTTTGTCACCTGCGTTCACGCCTTTGCTGATCAAGTATTCGTTTGGATACTTCATCACACCCATCAAGGGTTCTTCCTTGAACGGCTTAAATATGTATGACTGCTGTACAGGTAAGGGTTCGACGAAACAATATCTGTCGTATGCATGCCATGCATCTGCGTGTCGGTATAAGAAAAACTGGTCAAGTTCGATGAAAAATAAATCTTCACGAAAGAAACTTTTCCCACTCTTTCGATTCCCTCTGATGTCGTTGTAGAATTTGAAAACATTGTGGTGTACTAATAGAATATCCCCGGGGACGATGGGCCCTTTGTAGCCTCTTGGAACCTCTACAACCTCCGCCTCGCGATTAGAAAACTTGTGGTCCTCCTCAGATGTACTGATGATTAACTCAATGCCTGCTATCTCTTTGGTGTTGTTGTATCTTCTTCCTTTTACTGGTCTTGCGATGAAATAAAATGGTGACTGCATCAATAGTTTATGTTGTATTCTATAGATACAGGAATGGTGGAGGAGAACTCCTTCCATAGCACAATCTCGTGCTTGAGATTGATGATGTAAATTTTTATAGATTGCTTACGATCGTCGTACTTGATTAGGTGGATCTCATTTGAGTCCCCCAATACTTTCTGCCCGACAATGTAATGCATCGCTCCCCCTTTGTAGTCGGGACCAATTGCTATTTTCCTGATATCCATATTTCATTTGATTAGATTTAATTTGGTTGTTGGATTACTGGAGTTGCCAGATGTTCACCTCGGCAGATGGGGTATTGCTCCACCCACCCAAGTTGGTGTGAGGGTATACGCCACCAGCATTCGTGCCAGAACTGTCTCTCATGATTTCGAAAGACGCAGTAGTACCGGCAGTGGTGATGGTAATCGGGAATGTAATCTCGTAAGGGAATCCAATGTTTGGTGTATCCAAGTGAAAAGCCTTCACAGTACCTGCTTGAACTCCGTTCACCAAGAATCTGAACAACAAGATGGCAGTGCCTCCAGAAGATCCTTGGCGCTCTACGCTTCCGTATCCGTTGATAAGATATAAACCGGGCTCGTTGAAAGTAATCAAGCCTGTAGAACTGATCATCACAGCGTCTCCAGAAGACCCTTGTGCCGCACCAAAAGAAACCTGCAACGCAGTGTTCAATGCGCTTGGCGCTTGAGTCACGGTGGACTGAGCAGCCAACACAGAAGTGTATTCAGAAACACTAGCAAATAAGGCAGCAACGCTACCCAAAGTATAGTTCTTAGTTTCGTTGCCTGATGATGACGACTCGGTGCCAATGAGTTTGTCTGATACAGCCGGGGAGTTGTCCGTAGGGTATTGTGAAATTTTCATTTTAGGTCAAGGTTAATAAGTACAATGTTTTATATACCAACGCAGACATCTCGTCTAGGATGTTCTGCAAGCAACTTGGATAGTTCTCGCGCTCTGCATCGATGGTCTTTGCCAATGACTTCAAGTGACTGATTGCGTCCTCTGCAGTAGACTGAGGGATAGAGATATCCAATCTTCCATAGTAACCGAAGTATGACTCGGTAAGACTGTCTGTCAACTCCAAGATGCCATCATAGTATGCGTTCAACGCTTTGTGCTCGGCGAACGATTCTGTTTTCAAATGCATCAAGTGCATCATGTCACGAGATTGGAAGAGCATTCCAATGAACTTTGCAGGTGCCATTATTCTTTTTCTTTCTTTGTTATGTCCCCTGTTTTCAAGTTGATCACCGCGTCGATACCGTACTTAGAGACCAACAACCTCTCGTGATTGGAGAACTTCTCACGCAAGGCTTCAATTGCATTCAATGTAGCGTACTTCTGCAACTCAATTTCAGCAATGCTGTTCTTCAATTGCGAGTACTCCGTGTTCATTTGTTGGATTGTTTCCAACTCTTCGTCAGTTAATTTCATTGGATTAAATTTTACACAAATATATGCCTTTTTTAAAAACAAAAATCCCCCTGTTTTGCAGGGGGATCGTAATGATTACTTAGTGGCTTTCTTCTTTTTGACTTTCGCAAGTTCCATGACTTGGTACTGAGTCTTGCCTGCTACCTTCACGGCTTTCAGCAATTGCTTGCGGTTGCCGGCAGCATTGTAAGATACATGCACCCAGTCAGGGTTCTTGTCGTCGCCGAACTCCCAGATCATTTGATCGAAGTCCAAGTTGTTTGCGATGTACTCGAACACCTCGGCGTTCTTACCATCCAAATCAATATCAACTGCTTGACCGATGTTGTGTTGGCTAGCCTTAGCACCGCCGATCAACTTGTTCAACTCTGGTGAGCGGTATCCGCTGCTGATTTTGATAGCGCACTTCATGCCTTCTCTCAATGGCTCGAGTACTTTCTCGCACAATGTCTTGAGATTCTCGGCTACCTGTGGATCTTTGGGGATGTTCGGAATCCCGTTCTTGATTGCAGTTTGACTGTATGTCAACTCACGCATTGAAAAATGTTCTGTGATATTCATGGTCTTATTTCTTAATTATCAGCAAAATAAATAGAATTGCCGCCAAAATAACAAGCCACCAAGGATAATCTTCATCTTTATATACGATTCTTGGCTTGGTTGTGATTGTTTTTGTGCGGATGATTGTCTTTGGCTCCTGCGTGATAATGGTTCTGATGATGTCTTTGTCTCTGATGATCTTCACCCTTATGCCACCAGTGTCGATGGTGATCGTATCAATCTCCTTGGTCACGACGATCTTCTCGAAGTACAACGAGTCGTTGACCTTGATGGTATCGGTAATGGTGAACGTGTCGGGCGCGCACAGAGCCGGCTGCTTCTTGCACGCCTGCTTTATATGCCACTGTGCAGAGCACGATGACAACAATAGCACGATGAGAAGGTATCTCATTCCTCTGATTTCTTGTTGCCGAATTTATCGATGGACGTAAAGCCCAACGAAAGGATGGTCACCCACTCAACTGCCGCTACAAGTTCTGGGCTTGGCGCGATTTCCTGTGGACTCATGGAGTTGTGTGCCATGGTACCAAACAAAACAAGGGCACCAATGATTCCAACAAAACGTTTTGAGGACCACTCGCCTTTGTCACCTTTAAAAATATCGAATATCTTTTTCATAATTATTTGCCTTGTCCCTTGTATTTCTTGACGTAGTTCTTGGAGGTCTTCAATGAAGAACTCTTCTTCTTGGAGACAACGCCGGGTCTAGAAACCTTGGCTTTAGGTTTCCACTTCGCAAACTCCTTGATTGATTTTACTTTTGTTGCCATAGGTACATTCTAAAATAATCAAACTCTTCTGTGCCACCCTCTTCCACGTAGTTCAGCCACGCGTCATAGATGGGGCCAGCGTACTTCATGGGAGTGATCGATGTGTCCATACCATTGGCTATCATCTTGGCAGCGAAGATCTCATTCACCTGCTGCATCGCATGCACTTGGCTCTCGGCTGCGGCAACGGCTTGTTTTAGTTCGGCCTTCTCGGCTACCTTAGATTCCACCAATGCTTCGCCTTTGGCCTTGGCCACACTAACAACAGCGCTTGCTTGGCGCAGGTTCCCCTCCACCTTCTTTAGCATTGCTTCTATATCATCGACAGGAGGCGTTGTAACGGCTCCCACGGGGAAAGCCATCTCAATGGCTACTAGGAATACGCAGAATGCAATGATAATGTATTTCATATCTTCTTCATGGTGTTGATGATACGCAGTTCAGTGATGGCCGCAGAAAGCGCGGAGTCAGACTTCTTCAATGCGTAACCAAGGCGATCAATCTTTAGATCAAGCGCGTCAATCTTCTTGTTTGAATTCTCAAGTTGTTCTGTGTACGAAGACTTCACGTCGTAGTACAGGTAACTCACGCCCACCAATGCGAGGAATGCAACACCGGCAACGGGGTTCTTCCGAAATTGATCAAACGAAATTGGCAATGGGTTGGCCGTCGGAGTTTTCTTTGGCGCAGTCATTTTGTGTGTTTTAATTTTTTGATGTAGTAAACAGCCGCAAGAACGCCAGTGAAAAAACTAACAATACCCACACAAAAAGAAAGCACAGGGCCCCAAGTCTGGGTAAAATGTATAACCGCCGTAGAGGTTGATATAGTTGCCGCAATCGCCGCCGTGGTATCATTTGCAAAATCGTGTTTCATTATTCAGTAAGTCGTATTTTTTTAATTTGGATGGACCCTTTAGGAGTCCATCCATTAATTTTTTTACTCTTCAGTAATCTCGCCGAACTGAACATCCGGTTGACCATTGATGTGCTCCAATGCTTTGACAATGTTTGTCACTTCGACTAAGCCGAAGCAACCTTTTGAGATTGCGATGTGCAATGCTTCCGATACGATTTGATTTGCTGTTTTATTGTCCATAATTTTAGTTTGATGCTGGTGCTGCCCATGGCAATGGGGTGTTCTGCGGTACTACAGGGGGATTGATTTGTGAATCAATCTGACCTTGAATACAGGCTTCGATAGAGTTCACACCATTCACACCCAATTCTTGCTGAATCCATCCTACAACGATGTCGTTGGTCAGTTGGTCATAAGGGATGAAAGGAGTTACCTTTTCAGTTGAAAACTGAGCCGTGTTGGAGAGTGATGCGGAGTAAGTTCCGTCAACACCTGTTACATCGTAAGAGGCGATTACTACATAGTTTTGCTCACCTGCGATGGTTTCAGTCCAAAGGGTTTTAACGAGCCAAGTAAATTGTGTCATATTGCGAATTTAGTTAATTTTAAGTGCTAAGTAAAACTTTGTAATCTGTTCCGTTAATCTTAATAGTCCAATAGTGCGTTTGTGGTGCAGGAGCGAGAGTAACTGCACCTGCGTTTGTCAATGCACTTCCTACTACAAATTGATTGTTTGCTGTGGCTATTGCTGATGCTCCTAAAATTACACTCCCGCTAAAATTACCTGATTCAGCAAAAGAACCTATCGCAGTGTTATCAGCACCCGTTGTATTGCCTCTTAAACATTGAACTCCAACGCCTACATTATTACTTGCAGAAATATTTAATTGTAAAGCCTCAGCACCTAATGCAGTATTATTTGAACCTGTTGTATTATTATTTAATGCTGCTACGCCAAAAGCATTATTTCCATTACCCGTAGTGTTTGAAGTCAAAGCAAAACTACCAACTGCCGTACCTGATGCCCCCGTTGTATTCGCATCTAACGCTGTAAATCCAACTGCAGTATTGTCACTACCCGTACTAAATTTTAACGCTTGATAACCAATTGCAGTCAAACCCGTTGCACTCGTATTACTATTCCCTGCCTCATAACCTACGGCGGTGTTGTCGGAGGCGGTATTGGATTGTAACGCACCCCCTCCAATGGCTACATTACTACTACCAACTACATTAAAGTACAATGCACTTTGTCCTACTGCAACATTACCCGATGCGGTAGTTGACGTATACGAAGCATCTGTACCTAATGCCGTATTAGAAGTTCCTGTAGTTAAAAGACGTAATGATTGATGACCTACTGCTACGTTATTACCACCTGTTGTACTCGCTCTTAAACTATTTGTACCTATACTTGTATTTTGACCACCTGTAGTACTTGCATTTAATGCAAACCTACCTACTGCTACGTTTTCTGCCCCTGTAGTGTTATTTTGTAACGCACCCCTACCAACAGCAACTGAGTTAGAACCCGTTGTGTTGCTACTTAACGCTTGATAACCTACTGCCGTATTTGAACTTGCCGTTGTATTCGCAGTTAACGCACTAAAACCAAAAGCAGTATTATCAACACCAGTAGTATTGCTGTCTAACGCACTTTGCCCAAAGGCTGTATTAGATGCCAAACTACCACCACCATAGTTGGTCAATGATGTGGTCGATACAAAGAGAGGAAAATTGTTTCCATCTCCATCAGACAACTGCTTTAATGTTGATGTCAGGGCACTATTGTCCCCTACTTTAATTAACGAAGGATACGTATCCTTCGGAGTGGTATTAAATAATGAAGTTCCCATAGATACAAATATAACACTTAACAATCATCCCACTTGCCGGTAATGGTATTCCAAGGTTTGGAAATTTCGTTCCACTTACTCAAAGCAAAACAAGCACCGCCAGCAATTATTGACCCAATAGATATGCCAATCGCAATCCACATTTTACCAAAGGGCTACAACGTTCGTTACGCTGGTATCGCTAGCCCACACCTTTATCACCTGAACAGGCAAAAAAGATCCAGCCAAAATACCATAAAAAATAACGTCGTCACCACCAGCAGTAGTGACCCTTATGTTACCGGCGCCGCCAATGTATAACACACAACCATTGTTGCCTGTTCCGTCTTGGGTAGATACGCTTGGAATGTTCACTGTGTTGCTAGGCGTTACAGCGGCAGCC